TTCTAATGCAGGGTCCTTTGGTTGTGGGGGTTGAGGTCTAACTAAAATTTTATCAATATCTTTTACTCCTAATGCTTCGTACATGTTTCTGTAAACTTCATAAGTATTATGAATTCCAGGATTAGATGCAGCGAGTTGCATTTCAGTTTGTGCTAAAGATATTCTTTGTGTTTGTGAAAATATATTTGGATCAGCAACTGGAATGATATCTACTTTATCATCAAAGTCTGCTTGTTTAATTTCTCTTGCTCCACCTACTACATCATAGGGATATACGGGTGGTAAATTTGTTTTAAATTGTTTAGCTAGTAAACCAAATTCTTGTTTTAAAGCAGCATAGATTCGTTTATGAATTGCCGACATTGTTCTGCTTCCTCTTTCAAGCAAAGCAACGGTTGTTCCAACTGCAGCTTGTTGATTTCCATCACCTACTTGCATATCCGCAATAGAAGCAAACCTTTGGCCTGCTTGAACCACAACACCCATAAGAGCTAATAAAGTTTGTGAAGGCTCTTTAAATGGTAAAGGCATAAATGCATCTCTTAAGTTTCCTCCAGGTGCATCTACATCTCTAAATTCTCCTGGTTGAATAGGTTGTGCATCATCTCTAACTCTAATACCTCTTTGTTTAAATCCGGATGGTAAATTAGATAGTGTTCCTGCATCTAATAACTGTCTAAGTGCAGCGGTTGCGGTACGTGACAATCCACCAATCATATGAATTAAACCAAATCCATAAAAACCAAGTCCTGGTAAAAATTTAAAGTGTACAAAATATTGTATTTTTGTTTTCTTAGGATCATTCTGTTCCCAGTTTCTACGAACAGATAGAATCTTTCTAGATCCTTCTTCAACCGTTACAATGTAAGGAAGTTTAATTCCTGTGGGCTCACCATCTTGACCTTTATCTTCAAGACCTTCAATATCTAAATCAACATGACATTCTAATAAGGTATATAGATCTACTTCTTGAGTTTTAGTAATGCCTTCTAATTTTCTTTTTTTCTCTTTTACATCTGATGAAGCATCGGTATCATCACTTGCTTGTAATTCTATATCTTTATAAAATCCTGATACTTGTTGCTTACGTAAAGAATTTTCTGATACTTTTAAAACATGAATAATTGCTTCTGCATCATCTAATGAAGTTGCATTGTAAGGGACTACTAAATCTTCTGATTGAATAAATTGAGATACCGGTCTTCCTAATAATGAATCATAATAAACTTTTTTAAATGTAGATCCTGATAAAGGTAAATAAAATAACATCTGATCAAATTCTGGTTCATACTCTTTCATGATATCCATGATTTGATAATTCATGTATTCTTTAACTCTGTCTGCTTGTTGCTGTCTATCAGGTGTAACAAGACCTACGATTTGAGTTCTAACGGGTCCTTCTGCTGGTAATAATTCTTTATAAGCTAAAGATTGAAATTGAGTTACGGCTTCTGCAAGTACTGGATGCGTCGCGCCCGAGGCTCCTCTAAATGGCTGAGTTCTACGTTCGTATTTAAATCCTAATAATTCTAATCCTTCAGTGTATGTTTTTTCCCAATCTGCTCTAGATGATTTATAGTCTGCATAATTTTCAACTAGCTCTGCGCCAAGAGGATTTAAAACATCATCAGGAATAACTTCTGCTAAATTTGCAAAGTGATCTCCGCCCGTATCTAGCTGCGCGCTGCGAGGGTCAAAGTTAATATCAACACTACCATCTGGGTTTTCTACTGTCTCAGTATCTCCCTGCGCTACAATAGGTTCTGCAGCAGCAACGTCCATCGCCACTTCATCTGGGCGTGTACTATTACCTATGTTTGGAAGTGACTTGTCTATATCTGCCATTATTGTTTTTCTCCGAGTTTATTACTGTAACCTTTTTATCAGGGATATTCAAGCCTTGTGAACAGGGTCCTTTTAAAGGTGGTATGGTTGTTGTTAGTTTTTTTGGGTTATTCATAATCCACATCTTTATAGTTATAATCACCATATCTATTTACTATGTCATCATATGGATTTTCTTCTACATATTTTCTAGCAGCTGTTCTTTCTTCTACTCTTTTTGGATGTATTCTTTTTCCAGTTGCAACTTTTTCAACTCTTTCAATATCACTGATGGCTTGTTCATGTGGAATTAAATCATAATCTATTTCGTAATCAGCATCATGATGAGAAGCTGCTGTAGATCTTGGTCTATTTTCCATTACATTAAATTCACCAGGTTCATTTATTGCTTTTCCTGTTGTTACATCAATATCAGATTTAGGTGGTCTATAATGTAATTCAAATGGAGCATCAAATGCACCCCCTTTAACGTTTGCTTCAATTACAATATCTCCGTTTGAATGTTGTATCATTGTATATATTTCATCTCCGCCCTTTCCTGTTTTAGAAGGTATTGTTAATTCTTTAATTTTTAAATTATCTTCAAGACCAATATCTTTATTTAAAAATTTACCTTCCTTCTCGATTCTCGCCACTAGCGACGGGAACCATTCAGGCATGCCTGAAACTTTTGGTAAAAGTTTTACAGCTTTAAGTGCTTTTGCTTCGCCTGCAAATTTTTCACCTCTCATTAAACTTTTAACTAAAGGAGTTGCAGCAACAGCTCCTAACACACCCAACATTCCTCTTCTTGTAAATTTAGGTCCACTTCCGTCTGCGTAACCAACTCTTCCGCCTTTTGCTAAATCTTGTGGTTGAGTTAAATCTGTAATTTCAGCATTAAATAAACCTTTAGGTGTTACTGACGGTTCTTTATTTACATAATTATATTCTTCTTTAAATTCTGGAAATTGTTTAAATAATTTTTCTCTGTATTTTTTCTTAAATAAATCTTCATTTAAATATTGATCTGTATCAAATAATTCTGTTTCAGATATACTTGGAGCAGGCATTATTTTTTTTAATTCTTTTTCATATTCTAACTGTGCAAGATTATCTATGTATTCTTTTGTATTTAATTTTTCAGAAGATTTATCTATAAACTCATCAAAAAATTTAAATTTCTCTTCACCTAAATTTTCTAAAAATTTATCTAAACGAACTTTTTTAGATTCTGGGTCTTCTTTAAATGTTTTGTATAAAGCTTCAGGGGTTCTAGCTACATAAGTTAAAAAATTAGCTAAGTCTTGAGTTGCTCCTTTTCCAGCTCCTAAAAGAGCTGAATCTAATCTTCCTAATCCTTTTTCTCTTATTTCAGGTGCATTTAAAACAGCACCTAATGCAGCATTAAAAGGAGCTCCTGTAATTTTTGAAGCGCTTGTAAATAAAGTTCCTAATGCTCTAGCAGCAGGTGTCTTTATCATTTGTTCTAAACCTGGGACTGCACCTGAATATATTTCCAAAGATTTTGTTGAACTTGGATCTTTAAATATTTGTTTTAATTGAGGCACAAGTTCTGGAGCTGTTCTTCTTGCATACTTAAGAATGCTTTCTTGTCTTTCAGGGTCAGATAATATTTTTTCAAAATCTTTAGGTATAAAACCTCTATCTATTTCTGCATTAACAGCTTTAGGAACTACTCTAGATAAATAATCTGTTTGTTTTTCTAAAGACATTTTTTCTAAATCTTTTAAATCAATACCTTTAGGATCTAATGAAAGTTTCTTTTTTATTCCATGGAAGGAAGGTTCTAAAGTATCTGGGTCAACTATAACTCCCACTAATCTTCCACTTGTTTTTTTAACTTCATTAATAATTTTTGAATTAACTTCATTTAATTTATTGCTTATATCATTTGTTAACCCTGATTTTTTTGCAGTATTAAAAAGACTATATTGTTTATTATATAAATTTTTTAATGCAGATTCTGAAGGTCTTACTATTATTTGATTTATAAGTCTTGAGTCCATTCCAACAGTATCTGTACTAAATTGAATACCTAATCTGTTCATATGACGTTTTGATACCCTATGAGCTAAATCAATTTTTTTTGATAAATCAGCTTCTTTTAAAATAGGTGTTTTTGTTTTGCTAATTTTTTCTTCTATTTTTCTTGAAGTAACATCACCATATCTTTCTTTTATTGCTTCAGGAGAATAATATTCTTCTGTAGGAATTCCTTCGGGGTATTCTAAACTAAGTTTGTTTCCTAAATATCTGACAGCTCTTCCAGCTTGTTTTTCACTTATTGGATAATTTTCAGCTAATGATGCAAAAGTAATATCAGAAGCAGAAACAGGTGATGAGAATTTTTTTTTAACATCTTTTAAAAAATTTCTTTCTATTTGTTTATTTGGAAAAATAACATTTTTAACTTTTTCACTTCCTCTTGGTGCTTGTACTATTATTCTGTTAGGGTCTCTTGGTGTAATTCCTGTAGCTTTAGTTTCTTCAGTAATAAGACCTTTATTAATTCTATAAACTTTTTGGTTATTAGCGGGATCTTTTGCCCAAGAATTAATTTCAGAATCTTTTAATCCATAAACTATTTTTGCAATTTTTCTTCCTTTTAAAGATAGACCTCCATCTGCTAATCCAACTCTTCCACTTTCTATAGGGTTAGGGTCATTATCTATTAGTTTAGCATCAGGGTTTAATATAAAAGTTTTAAGAGTAGCGTTTGAATTAAGCAAGTAACTCATTGCTTGTTTATATTTACCGATGTCCATTTTATAATCCTAATAAATAATTTAATCCTATTGGACCACCATCAGCTTGTTTAGTTCTATTAGTATTTTTTAAAATATCAACAATTTCTTCCGGAGACATTCCTTTTTCTTGCATCACTAATCCTTGTTCAATACCTGCAACTACTTCTGCCCTTCTTTGTAGGTTATCATCCGTTAAAATTTGATTTAAAAGATCATCACTAATTCTACCTTTAAATTTTGTTTTTATTTCTAGATCATCAAAATATTTATTAAAATCTTTATCTCCAGATTTAGTTTTAATTTCTATATATTGATCATAATCTTTACTTTTAGCTGGATCTAATCCCATAGCACGCATTTCATCCCCTCTTTTTTTTGCTACTGTCATAGCTTCTTCCATTTGTGCTTTTATCTCTGGATCATTAAAACTAAATCCACCTTCAATAGGTTTATTTTGTATCTTAGTCATTCTTACATCCTCTACATAAGCTAAAGCTTTTTTATAAAGATCAGATTGTTTTTTTTGAGATAAACTAAAATAGTCTTTGCCTTTCATTTCAGCCATAGATTCT